AGTAACGGGTCGTATGGGTTACGCAGCAGGTTATAAGAAAGACATTGAATTAGAAATGTTAGACCCAACGGGAGTTGTGGTTGAAAAGTGGATTCTTCAAGGTACATTCTTAACTGATTTGAACTTCAACGAACTTGATTATTCGAGAGATGACATTGCAACTATCACAGCGTCTTTACGTATGGATAGATGTATTCAAGTTTACTAATTTTATTATCAGTATTTTACGTATTTTAATAAAATAAAATTGTCTATTTACAATATTAAGGGTCTTCCGTTGGGAGACCTTTACTTTTTTATAAAAGTTTCGTAATTTTATATAGTTATTAATAAAACAAATTTATGGAAGAATTTAGAATTGACCCCACGATTGCGTATGATGTCGTGGAACTACCTTCAAGGGGTATTTTTTACCCAAATAATAAAAAATCATTAAAGGTTTCTTATTTAACTGCAGCTGATGAAAATATTTTAGCAGCACCTAATTTAATTCAAACAAATTCAATTGTTACTGAACTATTAAAAAGAAAAATTTTAGACAGAGATTTCCCAATTGAAGATATGGTTGAGGAAGATAAACAAACTGTTTTAATTTTTCTTAGAAATACCGCATTTGGTTCAGAATATAGTGTTACCTTAACGGACCCAAAAACTGAAATTGATTTTAAGGCTACAGTTGATTTAAGTAGTTTAACATTTAAATCATTTGATTTAGTTCCTGATAGTAACGGTGAATATCCATATTTTATGGAAAAATCTAAAATTGGTATAACTTTTAAATTTTTAACTCAAAAACAAGAAAATGAAATATCTGAAATTCAAAAAAGTTGGAATGGTGCTGGATACGCACCTATTATTACAAAACAATTAGAAATGATGATTAAATCTGTTGAGGGTAATAAAGACCAAATGAATATTAGAAACTTCATTGAAAAATTACCAATTAAAGACGGACAAGACTTTAGAAAATATGTTTCAGAACAAAGACCAGGCGTAGACCTTAAACAAACAACAAAAACCCCATCAGGAGAAGATATCCAATTTTATATTGGGTTTGGGGTTGAGTTTTTTCGCCCTTTCTACGGACTATAAGAAAAACCAACTTTCGGAAATTTTATTCCTTGTTAAACGAGGATTCTCTTATGGGGACATAAATTCTATGCCAATTTATATAAGAAGATATTATATTGATTATATAATAGAATTGGAAAACCAACAGTAATCTATTTATATGTATGGCTAAATTAAGTACAACACCCAGTCAACAGTTAAGTAGTACACCACTTATGACTTTACAAACATTTTTAAGTCAGTTTGAAAATGAAACCGATTCAAATGGTAGAACATGGAATAGGCAATCATTAACAGACTTACATAGAAATTATAATGGCGGTAGAACCTCAAATACAACTAACCCTAGAGGTGATGATGGAAATAAAGGGAGTAGTTTTATGGGTAAACTGGTCGGTGTTGCTGCGGATATTGCAAAAACTCAAGAAATAAGTGACCCATATTCGGGTATTAAAGATTCATATATTGAAGCTAATGCAGCTCTTACTTCTTTAATAAATTCAGAAGGTAAACTTAATGATGTAAAAGAAATTGGAAAAAATCTAATGGAAGGTACATATCAAAGATTTTTAGATTATTTAACTGAACAAACAAATTTATTACATCAAGTCAATGAAGGAACTAGTTTAACAGGAAAACTATCCGAGGGTGTTAGAGAAGAATTAACCAATAGTAGCGTTCCTCTAATGAAATATAAGATAGGATTTCAAGAAATTGTTACAGCATCTTTAAAATTAACAGCAACAACCAGTAAATTTAATCTTATTAATGCTGAAACATGGGATAAAGTTGGTCAATCAGCTAAAGCATATGTTGGGACATTATCCGATTTAACAGATATGTTACCTGCTTTTGAAAATATTGGTTATGGTGCAAGTGACACCGCAAAACAAATTCAAATTTCAGGTCAAAGAATGATGAAACTTGGATTAGATTCTAAATCAATGTTAAAAGATATGCAAAAAGACATTGGTAAATTAAATGAATATGGTTTTAAGGATGGAATACAAGGGTTAGCTAATATGGTAACCAAAGCAAAAGAATTTAGGATGTCAATGGAAGAGACATTTAAAATTGCAGACAAGGTTATGGACCCTGAAGGGGCAATTGATATGGCAGCAAATTTACAGGCGATAGGTGGTGCAATTGGTGATTTAGGTGACCCATTGAAAATGATGTATATGGCAACAAATAATGTTGAGGGAATACAGGATGCATTAATTGGTGCTTCACAATCCCTTGCAACATTTAACAAAGAAGGTGGTCGATTTGAAGTTACAGGAATTAACATAAGAAAAGCCAATGCAATGGCTAAAGAAATGGGAATTTCGATGAGTGAACTAACCAAAGGAGCAGTAGCGGCAGCAGAAAGAACATCAGCGGCAACCGCGATGTTATCAAACGGATTAAAATTAGATAAAGACCAAACTGCACTAATTAGTAACCTTTCCCATATGAAAGATGGTAAAATGACTATGGAAGTTCAAGGAGACGAAATGAGAAAAATTCTTGGAGTTAATAAAGATGTTAAAGAGGTTGCATTGGAAAGCCTAACACAATCACAAGCTGAATCATTAGCTGAATATCAAAAAAGAGAATCGGAAAAAACACCTGAAGATATTATTAGGGGTCAAGCAACAAATATTGAATTAGTAACAAGGGATGTAAATTATATTTTAAGATTATTAACAGTCGAATCGGGGAAAGCAGGTAAAAGTGTTATGAAATCATTGGATATTGATTTTGATGTTATTTCAGGTGAATCAAAAAAAATGAGAGAAAAGGGAGGTGACTATATTAAAGGAGCGTCTGATGAAATAACATCAAAATTAAAAAACGATAAAGAAATTAAAAAAACGGCTAAAATGAATAGTGTGGAGTCAAAGACTGTAGATAATTCATCATCAAATGCAAATAATCAAAATAGTAATGCGTCAACTGGAGCCCTCGCATCTAATAATGTAATGACCATTAAGCATCAATTTAGTGATAGTACTGTGATTTTTGATAACACCAAAAAATTGATTGATGAGTCGGTAACAAGAAATCCAAAAGAATATACTATAATACCATTTAATTACGCTTAATAACCGTAATAAATAAAATTAAAAAACATCTATTTATAAAGTAAAACATAAATGCCAACTTATTTAGATTTTGATACCAGTAGGAATAAATCAGGAATACCTGACTCCAAGGACGGTTTTAGAGATTACTTAATCGCTAGAACTCTTAATGTACCTAATGGTCCTCAGACTTTTACTAATGCAAATTACGCAGTACAAACACTAAGGGATATGCCAAACATAGACCCTGGCAATGTATTATCATTAAATGCACTTGGTCAAACAAATGTTACCGCAACTACTTTTACCAATATTTATGTTCCTCCTCAATTTGACGTATATGCTTTTATTTCAATGGCTTTTCAACCTCCAAGAAGGTCACCAAGTTATCTTAATTCATTTACTAAAAACGACACTAATTTAGTTAGTATAATGACAGGACAAAGATTTGATGATGATTCTACGTTAATGAAATTTGCTACGAGATACATCCATGACAATGCACAAGGACCTGTTTTTTCGAGAATAGAAAGAAATTTAGATGCAGCAACAAACGGTAGAGTTAGAGTTATTGACGCATTAAATGGAAACACCGCAACCGCATTAAATTTATTAACAGGAAGAGAACCTTTAATTGAATTTAATAATAGAGTTACCGTATCCTCAACTTTATTAGGTAAGGGTATAGATTTTTTACAAACAGTTGTTGGAACACAGTTACCATTTAGTGAAATTCCGGGTGATTATTTATCAAACCCAAGAAATCCAATTGAAAATAGACCCGAACCTAGAACTCAATCCGGTGCTATTTTACAAGATATCACGGGAGTAATAGGTTCAATGGTTGGAATACAAAGAAGACCAAAAATTACAAGAAAACCTTCCGATTTGTTTATTGAATATATGGGTCAAGGACCAAAACAGTCTTTATTTGATTTATTAACATATTCAAAATACGCACCAAATTACACAACAACAGCTAGGTCACAACAATCATCTAAAATATTTCAATTTGCAGATAGGGTTGGAGAAGGTATCAAAAACTTATTAGGTCTTGAAGCGCCAAAAGGACTAGCGTACATGGGTGACGATAGAAGTAATGATGTTAGACACACAATGTCCGACTTTAATGATAATGTTGTTAAAAGTAGTTATTATCTTAGTTTAATGTTTGACCCTGTTGCCGCATCATTATTTGAAAGAAAAAGAAGTATTTCACAAGGTGGTCAGATTGGTGGTAAACTAACATGGATTAGTCGTAATTCTATAAATAAATTAGGAGCAAATAATGCTGAATGGGAATCTGAAAGTGGAAAATTAAATGAATCATTATCAACAAAATTTGGTTTTAGACAAGATTCGATATTAGATAAAACACAACAACTATTGGATTCAATGCCAAAAGGTGGTGAAGGTTCTCGTACTCATGTTGGTAATGTAATTGACCAAACAAGTAGAATCTTTAAGGAAGGTGATACAGTAATGTCGAGAGGTTCAAATATTAAGTATACAGATAAATTTTCAGGAGAAGAAACTGGTGTTGAATACTGTAGAGTATGGACAAAAGATAGGTCTTACATGAACTATTCTGATACCATGAAAAGAACCGCAAACATTAGAAAGTTTGATGATAGTATTTTAGGAGGAGAAAGTAGAGTGTGGAATATAAACTACGCTCCGATGTCAAGTGGAGTAAATGACCCATCAGGAAAAAATTCTTTTGATGGAGTATCAACAAACATATTTAAACAAGGTGATGGATTCTACGCTAAAAAATATATGTTTTCAATTGAAAACTTGGCTTGGAAAACTTCAAATACTCCAGGATTTACATATAATGATTTACCATATTGTGAAAGAGGAAACAATGGTGGTAGGGTTATGTGGTTTCCACCATATGATTTAAAAATTAGTGAAAACAATAGTGCTAGATGGAACGATAATACTTTCTTAGGTAGACCCGAACCAATTTACACATATCAAGATACAAGTAGAACAGGACAATTATCTTTTAAAGTAGTTGTTGACCATCCAAGTATATTAAACTTATTAGTTAGAGAACACTTTAAGAACATGAGTGATGATGAAGCCGATAATTATATTGATGCATTTTTTGCTGGATGTATAGACCTCGACTTTTATGCTCTCATAAGAAAATATGCTCATTTAGATTCAAGTGATATTTCAATGATAACAGCATTCTTAAATAACAATAAAGAACCTGATGCTATATTGGAATATATGCCGGCAGTTGATAGTCCCGTTAATAATGACCCAAGTGGTGGTGGTAATGGTAGTGGTTCGGGTAAAGATGATAATAATATTAGTGTTAAAGATATTAATTTAAAATATGCAAACGATATACCTGGACCAAATCTACAAACATTAGTGTCTCCAAATATGTATTCTGATTTATTTAAATCATTTTCTGGAGAATCAATTAATTATCAAGCTAAATTATCACAAGAATTAAAGGGTATGACAGGAAGTACAGACCCTCAAATTATTAAAGAAACTTCATATGTTTTTGGTTCTGAAAAAACAAATGGAGCAAAACCCCCTGTATTATCATTAACTGATAGTGAGGTTGATGAACAGAAAACTAAAATTGCAGGATATTTTACCGAAGCTCAAAAAAATTATGAAACATATATTAGTACCCTAAACCAACTTAAAACTAATTTAGGTAATAATACAACTGGTGATATTACAATAAAAATTGAGTCTTCATGTTCTTCTGTTGCAACAACTCAATACAATGAAAAATTGGCATTAAGAAGAAGTCATAGTATTATACAGGATATTTTTAACATAATTAAATCAGGGTCAACTAGTCCAGATATAAAATGGGTGAGTGGTAATGAAATAGTACCGACCAATAAAACTAACTCAGATAATGATATAGTTTTAATTGAAAAAGATAAACCAATCACAATAACAAAAGAATATAATTTAAAAGATTTAGGATACACAAGTAACTCTACTGGTAAAATTATTATTAAAACAGTAAATTACGGCGAAAACTTTACAGGTGTAAATCCTAACGAATTAGATTGTGTTGGGAAAGAATTTATAAAAACAACAGGTTTAAGAGAATATTCACCTATAGCATTTTATTGTAGACAATCTAAGTTTAGTGTGGATTACACTAATAAACCAATTCCCGAAACACCAACACCAACACCAATACCAGAACCTGTAAAACCTGTTACAATAACCGTACCTGGTAAACCATCAAGAAAACCGGCAATTGACCCAATGAAGAGAATTATTATGAAAACTCTTTCTGAATGTCATTACTTTAAAAAACTTGAGGAAGATTCTCCACTTCAATTTAAATCTCTAAGA